GTATCAAACAACCTGTAAAGAATGTAGGGCAAGAATTTTAAGAGAAAAAAGAAAACAACAAAAAATTCAAGATGAATTTATACAACGTACTGTTGATCCTGAAGAAGAAGCACCAGATGCTTTTAAAGATGATCCTAGAGCAGCTAAAGAAGTAGATTATGGCAGAGTAGTAAGAAAGCCAACTTTTGTTCATAGAGGTGGTTTAATTGACTAATTCTCGCAACAAAGGACTTAGATTTGAATTACAGGTAGCAAGTCTATTAGATGACGAATTAGGTATCAAGTTACATAGAGATTTAGAACAGACCAGGACTGCCGATCATGGCGATCTGATTAGTAGTGATCCTAGTTGGCCATTCTGCATAGAATGTAAGAGATATGCCAAAGGTTACTTGCCAAAAGATGAGTGGTGGGAACAGGTTTGTACTGCATCTGACCTTGTTAGGAAAATTCCTATCTTGGTGTATAAGTTTGACAGATTACCAATCAGAGTAAGAGTTCCAATAGCTTTTGTGCAATTAGAAAAGACCTACGATAAGCGATATGTAGCTGACTTAGATTTACCAACATTCTGTTATTTGGCTAGGGAGATACTATGAGATGGCGATGCGATTACTTGATCTGTTCTCTGGTATTGGTGGGTTTAGTTATGCAGCCGAAAAACTTATTGGTGGTTATGAAACAGTTGCTTTTTGTGAGATGGATGATTTTTGTCAAAAGGTTCTCAAAAAACATTGGCCACAAGTTCCAATTTTTGACGATGTTAGGACACTAGATGCAAGTAGACTTGGAAGAATTGATATCTGCACATTCGGATTCCCATGTCAGCCAGTCAGCCAAGCAGGAATCCAAAAAGGAGACTCAGATGACAGGTGGCTCTGGGATGAAATTATTAGAATATTACAAGTTAGCAAACCGAAATGGATCATTGCTGAAAATGTTAAAGGTCTTATTACCATCCAAGACGGCTTTTTGCTCGAACATTGTATCTCTAGTTTGGAAAATGAAGGTTACGAAATACAACCGATTATTATTCCAGCTTGTGCCAAAAACGCACCACACAGACGAGATAGAGTTTGGATCATCGGACAGCTCACTACCAACACCAACGACACAGGAAACAGAGCATCCAAACGTAGTGTTGACCAAGAACAACAGACGATTGAGCAAGAATGGAAAGAGCAGTCACTCTTTGAACCTAGCAGACACGATGAAACTATGGCCGACACCGAGAACAACAGGTGGAAGCAGACCGAATGGCAAGGGGGGCAAGGTTTTAGAGGAAGAAGTAAAAATATCAGTGGGTCTGAGACAGAGAGGAAAGAAGCTGAAAGAACAAATGTGGCCGACACCAAGAGCATCGTCAAGAATGGCATATGCAGAGAAACCAACGAAGTCGCAGATAGAGGGAACACATGGTTGGAACTTGAACGCAGCAGTGACAGACAGCTTATCGGAAAAACCAAACAGAATGTGGCCAACACCAAATTCAAGTCCAGTAACTGTGTCACAAACAGTAGAAGCAACTCTAAAATTGAGAAAAAGAAACAGAAAACAAGGACAACTTATGGAAGCAGTAGTGGACAAAATGTTTCCAACACCGACTGCAACGGAAGCAAGGCAAGGTTATCAGGACAGGACAAAGGGCAAGTTGGGAACACAGAAAAGCCTATCGACAGAGATAATAGACAGCGAGGGTGGGAGAAAAGCAACAGTCGGTCAGTTGAACAGCGAATGGGTTACCTGGATAATGGGATATCCGCAGGGTTACTTAGACATTTCGACAGAGAACCATACCATATCCCAAGAGTTACAACAGGAGAAAAAGACCGAGCCAAAAAGCTAAAGGCTTTAGGCAATAGTATAGTGCCACAAGTAGCTGCAGAGATATTATTAGCAATTAGGGTAACCGAAGAAAGTGACTGAACAGTTTATTAACAAATCAACCTTAAAAGAGAATTATAGTGTTATCCCTAACAATATGCTTAATGATGAGGGTCTTGATAGTGATTGCCTGGCAGTAATGGTTTATTTGTTGTCCAAGCCAAGTAATTGGATAGTTAAACCTACAAACATACAAAACAGATTTAAGTTTGGCAGAGATAAAACTTACAGGGTCATTAACCAATTAGTTAAAAGAAATTATATTGTTAGAGAAGAACACCGAACAGAGGGTAAGTACTCTAGTTTTAGCTACTATGTTTATGATTCACCATTTCCTGGTTTATCGGATACGGCTGAGCCGTATACGGCAAATCAGTACATTACTAAGTATAGAGATATACAAAGTAAAGAAAAGATACAAAAGGCAGAGCAAAAAAATATTGCTCCAACTGATATAAATGAATGGCAGTATTATAAGAACGTATTAGCAGAATATACTACCTACAAAGATGGTGAGAATATTATTGGACAGTTACTTAAAAAGGCTCATAACTCTGGTTATAAAGGCAAGGAAGAAAAAGACAGGTTAGTTCTTACTATTTTAAGGAGGGGGCTTGAGAATAAACCAGAGGGTAATGTTCGTGCTTATCTTTTTCAGATTTTTAATAATGTAACAGGTGAGTTTAGGGCTGCTGCACAAGTCGATTCTGAACGATCAAAATGGGAAGCTAGAGCAAAGGCTTATGATTTCGGTAAAAAACCTTGGATATTTAAAGCTAATTGTCCACCACCTGATGATCCTGATTTCAGATTACATTGTCCTGCAAAATATTTACATTTATTTGGAGTTACATAATGGCTGAATATACTGCCGTAGAACTAGCTGATAGGTTTGAAGAAATGGTTGATGTTCTGAATCGTATGCCACCAGTGATGAAAAAGCAGAAGATGATACATTGGCCAGACTATCCTAATGATCCTAACCAGGCTTATGGATATAATGATTATACTATCTCACGACCAAAGCCTACAGGTGAACAGATTGATAGATGCGACCAAGCTTTATTGTGGCTAGTGTATCTCGATAAACCACAGAAAGAATTAATATGGGCTAGAGCATCTAAGTTTTCTTGGCGCAAGATAGCTATGTTTTTAGGATGTAATAAAGATACAGCTAAGTTGAGGTGGACAGTTATTTTAATGGAATTGATAGAGAAGCTAAAAAATGAGTAAGTCAGTTCAATGTAAAAATTGTAAAGCTATTTATTATTTTGATGAAAAAAAATGGGAAAGTTTTATCTGTGAGATTTGTAAAACATTTATAAAAAAGGAAAAAGAAAATGAAAACCTACGAAGAAGCAAAAGAAGAATTATATTTAAGAGTTAAATCTTTAGAGGAAACAATCAAATTTTTAAAACAAAATGTTTATTATGAAAAAATTTGCCTTAACTGTAAATTAGTGATGAAAGTTATTATTCATAGAGAAAACCATGAACAAAAAAAGTTCTGTAATGATAAATGTAAAGGTCAATATCATTATAAAAAAAACATAACAGCAAAAGAAAAAAAGATTTTTTTATTAAGAAAAGAAGGTGTGACATTAGACGAAATTGGTAAGCAATTTAATATATCAAAACAAGCTGTTTCAGTTATTTTACAAAAGATAAAAAACAAAAATGAAAAACAATAGAAAATATTTTTTGTGTCTACTAGACAAGTCAGACAAAATGTGGGTATGTTTTTTATATACTGCAAATTTTATTGCTTACGTTCTTTTTCCTAACCAGACTAGCAATGAGGTGAGCAGTATTTTATTATGAGAAACAATCAATCAAAACCTGGAATTAATTGGGCTGAAATAGAAGCTAGGTTTAACAATGGTGAATCTGCTTACTCTTTGGCTAATGACTATGATGTTTCAAGACAGTCGATTACTAAGAGGGCTAAGAAAGAGGGTTGGGGTAATATTCAGCATAAGGTTAAGTTAGCTAGGAAAGTAGTTGAAACGACAACCAACGACAAAAAGGTACGACAACCGACAACCATTGTGCCGAGAAAAGTCGATCATGTGCAGAAGTTTGATAAGGATACACCAGAGGTTAAGGAAGCAATCCTTGCATTACTGCGAGATGGTAATCCTAAAATGATAGCTGCTCAAGCGAGTGGTGTAAGTTATGATAGCTTTAATCGGTGGGTTAAACGTGATCCACAGTTTGCTAGTTTGGTACGTGAAGCCGAAAGCATGGCTGTAGTTTCTAGGCTGTCGAATATCGCCAAAGCAGGAAAAAGAGGTGATTGGAAAGCTGATAGTTGGTATTTAGAACGCACACAAAAAGAAATATTTGGTAATAACGATAATAAAAACAATAACTTAGCAGTGCAGATAAATATACAAAGAGACAACGCAGCAGAAACCATAGACATTAGTACGACAGGTAATAAACCTGTTACACTAGATGATTAAACTGTTGGTCAGCAAGGGTTACAGATATACAACTAGGCACTTACTAGACAAACAGCCCCCATGCAAAGCCCCACAGCTAGGTTTTTTGCGACAACGAAGTCGATATGTAAACACATACCCACGCACCAAAAATTAAACACCACTTGGTTGTCGTATACCAAAAACAAAAATTACAGGTTGTCGTCAACCATAGGTAACCACAATGTCTAAGAAGCTAATAAAACTAGACTACACACCACAGCCTAAACAGGATTTGTTACACAAGTGCAAAGCCAAGCAGATATTATTTGGTGGGGCAGCAGGTGGAGGTAAGTCTCATAGTGGTCGTTGGGATATAATAGGTTTTTGCCTGGAGAACCCTGGTTTAAATGCTTTTATATTTCGTAGGTCTTTGCCAGAGTTAGATAGTAACCACATTCAGCCTTTGAAGAAAGAGATGCCTAGTGAGTTAGGTGCTTTTAACGAGACAAGGAAAAGGTTTGAGTTTTACAATGGATCGAGCATACAGTTTCAGTATTTAGAACGTGATAGTGACTGTGATCGTATTCAAGGAACAGAAATACATATTTGTTTGATTGACGAAGCAGGTCAGTTCAATGCTTATCAGCTTGGGTATATTAAGAGTAGAATGAGATTAGGGTCTTATGAGCCTGTTCAGAAAGATTACTTACCAAGATTGATTATGACTGCCAATCCAGGTGGTCAATCACATAACTTTTTAAAGGCTTTGTATATCGACCCTGCGCCAAGTGAAACGTATTTTTACGATCATACGATGCGTGACCCTAACAATCCAAAAGATAGGGGTTGGCTGTCGATGTATATACCTGCAAGGATGGAAGATAACAAATACATTGATCCTAGTTATGCGAGTTCATTTAGTGGTTTACCAGAGGAGTTAGGCAGAGCATTAAGAGAGGGTGATTGGGATTTAGTTGTCGGATCATTCTTTGGAGATATATGGAAACGTGAGTTACACGTTATAAGACCATTTGAGATACCTCATCATTGGACAAAGTTTAGGTCTTTTGATTGGGGAAGTGCATCGCCATTTAGTGTTGGTTGGTGGGCTGTAGCTGAAGGACATGAGACTATACCAGATGATGCTTTGATTAGGTATCGTGAGTGGTATGGAGCAGCAGGGCCAAATAGAGGGTTGCGAATGACTGCCGAAGAAGTTGGTAGTGGTATTCGGTCAATGGAAAAGGGTGAAAGAATAGACTTTGGTGTTGGTGATCCTAGCATTTGGAAGTTTGATGGTGGCCCATCTATTGGCGAAAGATTAGGTAAATGTGGTGTTCGGTTTAGAAGGGCTGATAATTCGAGGGTAGCAGGATGGGATCAGGTTCGTCAGAGGTTGATGGGTGATGATGGAGTTCCTATGCTTTATGTGTTTAGTGATTGCGTTGACACTATTAGAACCTTACCAGTTTTGACCCATGATAAGCACAGAATGGAAGATATAGATACGACACAGGAAGATCATGCAGCAGATGATATTCGTTATGCTTGTATGAGTAGGCCATTTACAAGACAAGCC